CATGCCGACAACAAAAAAGACTGCAGCACCTAAAGCCGCAACAAAGAAAGCACCGGCCAAGAAAAAAGCTGCGGCTAAGTAACTGACGGCAGAGGTGAAAGAACCGCCCTTGTAGGGGCGGCTTCTCCCTTTTCTTTTTTCTTACCTAAAGACTGTTCCGTGCTCGGCCAAAAAAGTGAAAGCCCGTAGGTACGTTCGTGAACCTACGGGCCTTCAAGTGTCAGTGCGGAAACAAGGAGATTATTGACAGCAACCACCTCACGCACTGACGGTTTTTATGTTGTGTCCTGCACGATAGCAGGCACATTGTTTTTTAACCACTTATCAGCGTAACGAGCGAAGCCCTCATCCATCATGTACCTCCAGATGGCTTCCGCATCATTGCCGGTACGAGTCAACAACGACTCCACAAAATCGTCTGGCAGTTCGAGCGAAGCAAGCCGGTTGACGAGTTGCACAACCGCTTGTTGTTGTCTCTCCGATATGTCAGTGATCCGATGAATTGTCATCAGAACGGTTCTTCCTCTGGGACTGGTCGATCAGACCCAAAAGGACGGGATGAATTTTTTGAGTCGTCTTTCGTTGCGATACTGGTTGCCCACTTCAACGAGTGACCAGCGTCTTCGACATTGATTTCAACTTTGGAGCGGTTCTCCCCAGCATCAGTTTTCCAAGTGTTCTGAACGAGCTTCCCATGAACGATCACGCGTTGACCTTTCGTGAATGACTCGGCTATGTGTTCACCGAGTTCGCGCCACGCGACGCAATCAAAAAAATGTGCTTCCGATTCACCGTCCGCTTTCTTTTGGTTGTCAGCGATTGAGAACTTGCAGAGCGCAGCACCTGAACTGATAAACAATAATTCAGGGTCGCGGGTGACGTTCCCGATCACGGTGAGTGTGTTGTCATAAGCCATGATGGCCTCTCTGTTAGCGGCGCAGTACGCCGATTCGATCTTTCTTGATATAGGGCTTGTCAACTGCTTTACGATGTGGCCTTACCCAAATAGTGCGTTCTTCAGGTGTTCCTCTATCGAGGACTCTCGGATGGCCTCGCACATCGAATGAATGAGAAAACTCTCGATGTGTTCCGTCCCACTCTTTTTTGCCTTGGGCGTTTACAGCAAAACGACGCAAGTCGTAAACGATGATGTCGGGTATTTCTTCTAGTGTTTTTTTGACTTGGCGTTTTGTGTTCTTGTCTTTGAAAACTGGGCGAGCTTTTTGTGTGAAGCCGATCTCTTCTCCCAGCATGCGGATGAGTTCTGCGGCTTTGGCCATGCTTGACCACATCTCGAACATGTCTTCTGTCTTGTCGTTCCAGTCTTCGTCTGGTCCGAGGATTCCTAGTTCGCGAAAGGTTTCGACTGCGAGGCGCGGGTGTCTAACCATTCCTCCAAGGCTCGTCCCGTTCGCTGGGTTGCAAGACCAGACGTGTTGGAGTGATTCGATCATTCGCCTTCCGTCTGCCGCTTGGATTGTGTCCCAGAACCAAAGCACCGTGTTTCCTTCGCTGTGTGTCCATGAGATTGCCACCATTCTGCCCTCGAAAGAGTCGCCGCTTTTGTCGTGCGTGTAGTTGATTGGCCACGATCCTTCCGGGATAATCACTATTCCTGATTCTGATGGGAGTTCTTCTTTTTGAAGCCACACGTAGTCATACTCTGCCACTCGTGCTTCGGCTGCTAGCACCATGTTTTTTGTGGTGCCGTGTAGCTCTCCTCGCAAACCGTCGATTGAGAGTTTCGTGAATCTGTCTCCCACATATTTAGGCAGCTTTCGCATGTCGGAGTAAGGAAGGTTTGAACTGTCAACCCACCTTCGGAGTCGTTCTTTGCCGTCAGATGATCTGTTCGCCCTTACAATTTTAGATTGCCAGAAAACAATCGCTGAAACCCAGTCATCGAGTTCCATTGGATGTCGGAACGTTGATGGGTCTTGCCCCATCATCTCTAGCAGTTCTCTGGCCTCATCTAAATCTGATGGTGGGATATCTTCGTTCCAGAATGGGGCTAGCTCGTCTTTGCCGTCGTCAACATCAAAGAGACCTTCCTCTCCCATTTGTTTCGCCAACATCAATTCGTTGCCTGTTATGTCAGTTGGAAGAACGCCACCGTTGGCTACTGCCTTTTTCAACAGTGCGACTCGTTCCTCAACACTTCCGTTCTCAGCCACAGGTCACCGATCCGTTGAATACATGCACGGGCCAATCTGGTGGACCGGTTGGGGTGCGTGTGAATCCGTGGAACTCTGATTCGAGTTTCATCAGTCGGTCACAGTGGGTGCAACGCAGAGCGCCGTCTTTGTCGGTCTTGCTAGGCATCTTGGTTGCCCCAAATTTCTATTTCCCATCGTTCAAGGTCGTTACTAAATCTGAATGATGGGTAGCGGTCAAGGCCAACGCCTAACGCGATATGTGCTGCTCGGCACTTTGCTTCATGTAAAGAATCAGCCAAGTGCCACCTGTTGATTTTGCATTCGATGACTTGAAAGTATTGAAGCCATTCACCATCAACATCTTCTTCGAGTATCTCGTTGATGACAGCGAGACGTTTTCCGTCTACTGAAATTTCGTGATGCGTTTTGTGTTGAGTTCCGATTCGTGTTCCGTTCTCCATGTATTTCTCCTTGAATTGGTTACTGTCGGAGCGGAGTATAGCAGCATGGGTGACCGCTTGCAAGTCATTCCCTAAAGTTGTTTACGGGTACCCCTATTCCGAGGACAGTGAAAGGGGTATGACTTGCAATCTGTTTTGAAGCTGCTAGCCTTCATCACGACAGCAACCACAAGGTGACTGTCTCATCGCGGTGATAAACCAATCACCCAAACTAGCCAAGGAGAAAGAATGGCAAACATGCAAAGGCAACTACAGCCTCTCACAGACATAGCCGACGTGTTCCAAAAGCTGAACGCAGACGCAACACCTGACGAGATAGCCGATGTTGCAACACAAGCGATGGAAGATCTCTCCGAGATCATTGCATCATTAGAAATGACTGATCGAACTTCGGTTCGCCTCATTGATCGTTGGAAAAAAACGATGGCCCATCTCAGGTCAGCAACCAATGACAACGGCACACGCGTTGCTCAACGGCTTCTCGAAGTCAACAAAGGCAAGTCAGTTCCTGTGACCGTGGAAACTGATGAAGGGCAAATGGTTGTTACTCCTAAGGTCACTGTCCGCCGATCAGAGATTCAACGTGACGAGTTGACCAGAGCAGTTGAGCGAGCAGCTAGCCAAGCAGAGAACCGGCTTGATCCGACCGGCACCGGAGAACTGTTGGATTACGACACAGCCAAGGTGTTGTTGTTCCAGAAATGTTTCCGGTTCGAGCCACGTTGGACCGATCTAAAGAAGCTCGGCATCAATGATGATGAGTTCTGTCGCAAAGAATCCTCGTACTCACTCGACATCAAAGAAAGCCAAACGCTATGACCGATATCGAATTACACGAAGAACGACAGATCG